GAGCTAGACCGCCTTTCTTGGAATCTGATTTCAGTCTTTTAATTTCTCGTTTGGCTTGGTTTTTTTCAGTATTTTTTGATGCCTTAGCGCTTTTTTCTTGCTTTGCCTTGAACATCCTTTTTAGTTCGGCCATATTCATGCCGCCCATATTATTTTTTTCTTTTCCCATATTTTTCAGTTCCCAATATTATTTAATGATCTGAACGGCGCAAAGCGCGTTGTTCTATTGTTATATTGAAGATTTCTGGAGCCATTAGGCGAAATACTCGCCGGAGCTTCAGAAGTCACAAAAGGGATGACGAAAGGATCGAAAGTTGTCGAATCTAGATCTAATGTGAAAACATCACCGTTTATTTCTGTGATTGTCCCAACTAGCTTATTTGCTTGATACATCCCATAGCTGACAGGAACGAATAGCCTTACTGCCATGCCGACGATGTAGGTATTCGCCTCAGTCGTTACATTTCCTATAGCTACAGTTATCATCATTGGCAAAGATTGAGTTATCGCCGTGATTAATAATGAGCTTGGTACTGCTATGACAGGCTTCAAATACTGATTCGGCATCTTTCTCCTTTTAAAAAAAGGGTAGAAGTGGAGGCTTCTACCCTATATTGCAGACCATTTCGTTGATGTCACCGAAATGGTCTACATGCTAGCTAGGAACAGGACTGTTTAGTGTTCCCCGTTCCATTTTGTAGATATCAACCACAATTCTATCTCCGCCTGATCCACCCGGTGACAACAATCCAGCAGGTAAAATCATGTAGGGCAAAAATACCCCACTATGAAATGGAACTTGAAGGAAGTTATATCCAGTTTGAACACCAGTAATAGGGTTAAACTGCGCATTCTGACCTTGCGGGGCCACAGTCGGAAACAGTTGAGCTGTTGGAGATAGTGTGCTTACAGGCAACGCAAATGCAGTGAATCCCGTGGTATTAACATTGATTGTAAAGGTATAAGCCGTCACAGCCGTGATAATCGGAGGTTTGCTTTGTGGCAGGTAAAAGTTGTTGAGTTGTACCATTCCGCATGATGCAGGAATTGAGAACTCTACACATTCACCAACAACATAGCTATGAACTTGAGATACAGTCACAACACCAGAAGATGCCTGAGTAATCCCAGTAATTTGATATGTCTGTGGTAGAACAGGCATAACAGGAGCTACTTTCCTAACAAGGAAAGAAGTTGCGGGTGTTACAAAACCTGACGCATTTAAACCTAAAAGTGTAAATCCAGTTCCGGATACACTAGAAATAGTGAATGTCATTCCACTAATTTGTTGCATACCTACAGCATTGTAGATAGTTACCTGATCCCCTTCGGAATAGGTATTAACTACGCTAGCCACGGCGGGATTTGCCGCTGTGATTGTAGTTCCTGTCAATGCCGCTTGTGGCGCAGGAAATGTTTGCACAAAAGTGAAACCATTGGATGCGGTAGTAGTAGAGAAGTTGTCAATATTGATACCTGACGTCGAGTTGGTTTTTGTCCATCTCAAGCCATCGTTATCAGCAAATAGACCACCTCCATACCATTCTCCTCTAACAACTCTTCCTGTGGCGTTTGTAGTAGCCATTTGAGTTAGGTTAGTGCTAACAAAATAATCGCATCCACTTGGGCAGCCGATATACTGTGTCACTGCTGTTGCAGGCTGGACAAAAGTTTGTTGATCGATAAGAGTAAAAGCCATGTTAATCTCCTTATGATGGTTGGAAGGTTGTTACATTCAAACCAGAGATCCAGTTTTGATTTGTGATGGCTCTCGCAATCGCAAACTTGGCGTATAACTGGCTGTTTTGAGCCACAGAAGATACCACCCATGGAGGACGATAACCAATGACGGCTGTGTAGTTGTTTTGCTCAATCTTGGCAGCAGCTTCAAGACCGTACATGGGAATGGTGTAGACCGTATTGCCTTTCAATGAGATACCCGGTGTCCTTGCTGCCTTAGAGGAAATAAAGAAGCGGAATCTTGAGATAGAACAATACTCTTCTGGTCTGATGCCCTCTTGTGTTGGGTATGCAGATTTAAGCAATACACCCTGTACTTTCTGCAAGTCAGAAGCCAAGTTTGTGCTGCAAAGAGCGATAAACGCATCCCTAACGCCAGCAGTACCAAACTTGTTGGTGGCTTCTAGGTTAGTCAGCATTGATCGTGCATCGTTGCCGAGCAAGATATTCTCAATGTTGTTTACGTCATTCAATGAGATGTTAGATGGCTGGTCGCCATTTAAACCACCCGTTGCGTTGATGTAGCTGACAGAGCTAGAGAAAAGATCTCGCATAAGCAAGTCTTCTTTCTCTCTTAGCCATCCACCGAGCAATGCTGTGAATTTGGTAAGAGTCTTGGAATTCTCGAACAAGATAATTTGCTCGTTAGTGACGAGCGACTTAGCGTAGATTTCCATCTTCGCGTCGATGTCGGTTCTGACGGGGACCTCGCTAGCGGGATCTATTCCACTTCCATCGAGTTGACCTCCATCAGTTGAGAGTCTTTCGAATCTTGACATTCGCGTGGTTTGTCCGACGTAACTTTCTGCATGATGAAGATCAACACCGAACGAATGTATAAGATTAAATTGAGGAGTAGAAAGTAGGTCTTCGGATGCCTGTACGGGCAATTCTGGAGCCATGTTCTGAATACCGGTTATTCCGGTTGCAAAAGCCATAAAAAAACCTCGTTATATAGTTTGTAATTTTTGTTCACTGCGAATGAACTTAATTCCGCTATACTGACGAGGTATTTTTACAGTCTGAGAGGTACGATCTCTCTGTTACGTTGAATTAAACCTACATGTATTAAAAATTTTAATCAAGGGATGTTATTCCATACTCCTAGTGATTATACCATTATATATCCTTCATTCCTATAGCATTTTTAATTCTTGCTATCTCATTTGCCATCACCGAAAGAGCTTTCGCAAGATTAAAACGATCAATCATATATTCTGGTAAAGGATCATTAGGATGATAATGTTGGCAACATACAATTTGTTTTTCAATATCAATTTCGCATTCTCTAGCATGATTAAGGAATATTTCTGCTAATGATTCAATTCTATAATCTGTTTTATCTTCCATATTCTCCTTGCATGATTTACAAAATAATCCTATCTCTAAAAATATTTCATTGGAACACATCCCATTTCTACAACGGAATATCATAGCTTGTTTTGATGTCATCCAATCCCCTTGATGATTCGCTGCATTCTAGCGAAATTTTCTGCTCTGCGCTGCTCTATTTCTTGATGTGTGTCCCTATTAGATCCTTGTCCTGTCTGACTCAATTGCGTGGTAGACATCGACTTAGGCTTGTTGCTATTAGCATCAGCTCTAATGGCTTCTTTCTTTTGATTGGCGTGATTAGGGATAAGTTTCTTGACGGCATGATATATGTCAGACCATTTGTCATATCCTTCGGGTTGGCGTTCTAAAGGACGGGATAACTCGGGATAATGGAAGTCTAAATAGTCCAAATTCTCTTGTGAACATACTTGTGAAAAATCCGGGTAATTTTTAATAAGCTTATTAGGGAATTCGCGTATCTCATATTCTTCTTGCTCTTGCCTATATTTTTGTTCCCTGTCTGCTAGGAGTTTGTTAACCTTTTTCTCTATACGCTGGTCTTCTGTTTCTTCCGGCTGATCGTAATTTTGATTCATTCCATAATATTGTTGATAGGCTTGAGGTGTTGGTGCTTGTTTAGAGAAAGCTGTTTCCATCGCTGCTTTAAGAGCTGCAATCTCAGCATCTTTTTCACTTGCTCTTTTCTCAGCAGCTTCTCTTTCTGCTCGATCTCTTTTTCGTGCTTCACGGAATGCTTTCCAGTTGGGATCTTCAACAGTTTCTTCAGTATTTTGTTTTATAATTTCATCTGGTTTTTGTGTCAAATTTGTATCAGAATTTTGTTGAGCCAAATTTGTGTCAACTTTATCTTGTGTAATTGGCTGTGGGGTATTATTTTCATTATTTACTGTCATGGAGACTCCTTATGTCTGATAATGAAAATTTAAAAGAAAATGAATCCAATGTAAATATCAATTTTGAATATGATATGAGAATGCAAAAAATAAAAGAGGAAGTACTAAAGAAGTTCGAGGATTACAAGAAAACTATGAATTATATGGCGGCGGATGCTCCCATAGAAATACTTCAATTGCCTAAACCCATAGAAACAATATTACTCGATCAAGGCTTCTTTCGTATCTATGACTTGTTTGATCTGGATTTTATCAAAATCAAAGGCCTCGGTGATGTCAGATGTAGGCAACTTACAACCTGCCTTAATAAGTTCTTCTCGATGCTCTAGGAAATATTCATGTTCTGAAGGCATATCTATGTTACTTTCATATCTGATATATTCCCAAAACTTACCCTCAAAGAAGGCCACTGACCATGCCTGCATTGTTTTATATCTCTTGTCGACGATTTGTAAGCTCGCCAATTCTGCCATTACCATATCTGATGGCAATACCCATAATCGTTTTGTTATGCGTCCTTGCGATTTATTATATAAAAAAACTGCCTGATTAGGACGTGGACTAGGAAGATATGGCCAGCAGTAAAATTTACGTCGAATCAGATTCTTAATGAGATTGTCTTTAGCAACGATCATCACAACACAGAATTCATTCTCATCGATAATGTCATGGTATTTCTGCACGGCTTCGTATAGATGCGATTCAATATCATCAGCCATAGCATGGCCGACTTCAAGAGCGTCATATTTGGTAGTATCAGATGCAGCTTTCTTGGATAGATCGCCTGCTGAAATGCGCCACTTCTTACTTGTCATTCTAGACCGTCATTTTCATATCGTTTGAATTTGAGAAAAATCATTCCCATTTGCTTTAATACTCCAACTATCCAAGGAGGCCTATAAGAAATTGAAAATTCATCATAACTACTTTCCGAAAATGAAAAATGCATCAATAATATATTGATAATATTTTCATCGTCTGTTTTTATCTTATATTTAATCCATTCTTTGATAAGATTTGATCTGATTTTTTCTACTTTGAAAAAATTATTATTATAGTCTAATTTGTTCAAAATATATCCAAATTCTTTGGATAAAATATGCGGTTTTCCATCATCAATATATTCATCAATCATTTAGGCGACTCCACAGCAGTTTGTGGAGTTACAGGAGTTGGAGGTATTTTATCCACAGAAAACGAGCAAGCGCATCCCGTGAAACATAGGGCCATCATCATCAAACAATATTTCATATTAATCCTTTATTGTAATTTTTCTTGTACACTCTCCATTGAAGTCTAGTGTAATTTGAGATCATTTTTCTTAGGCTTTCTCGCAGTAGTTTTACTCGTACTTTTCTCATCTTTTACCTTTAACTCTATCACTTTATTATCATAATATTCTGGTACTATTGATTTTTCATCTTCTATTGTCGCTTCTTTTAAATAAGGATCAAATCTCTTACTTCCTTCGGATTTTATAGCCAATTCCTTAAATGTCTCTGAGATTTTTTCTTTTTTTGGACAATAATATTCATGATCATGTTTCTCAATACGAACAGGATTTTCCCATACTTGCCCATCTCCACAATCTTTCTCTCGCATTTCAATTCTCTCAAAGACCATTTGGCCAATCCCTGTCTCTTTTATTTTTCAAATATTTAATAAAAGCTAAGAAAATAAGTATACTAGCACTAAACAAGCAAAATAAGCATAGTAGACACAAAGTTCACCTATTTTTTTTAATGATCACATTCGTTTGTTTTTGTATGTGGTGTAGGTCTATCCTTTCCGGCACGTGGTAGGAATGCTCCCCATCCAGTATTATCGCCCTTTGGTGTTAGATCGCGGTTAACTTCCCAATGTTCGTTGGGAACAGCTCTACCATTGCCATGTTTGATAACATCGGCAGTCTTATCTTTTATGTAATCGGGATTGTGATGGACTTTTTTAGGCATCTTAACCTTAATGAGTTGTTATGTAACAGTAAAAAGCCTGTTTGACCCTGCCCGGGTGCAGGATAGAGGATAACAGGCAACCATTCGCTTAATGCTTATCTTTCTTAACTTTTACTTTAGTTTCTTTCTTAGCCATTTAACAACGCAGCCTCTGCATTTAACAACGCAGCCTCTGTTTTTTTTAATAATTCTTTCATATCACCGTAGAATTCAATGGGATCTATAATCACATTAAATTTGGTATCCTTCCATAGGCATTTATAGCATATGTCTATAGGAATAATTTCTCCTGTTAATGTGTTTTCTATTCCCATACCATGAGATGATCCACAATATTTACATGGAGGATATTCCATATATATCTCCTTTAAAATTGAGTCGGTTACATTTTGTAACCGACTGAAATTAATGTTTTGCTTTGTGGTGTCTAACATAAGATGCGAGTGCATTTGCCTCATGCTTATATTCTTCTTCTGTATTCATCTCAGATGCATAGCGTCCGCCACCGCACATTACGTCGCCGGGCTTCTTTTCCCAATGTCCCTCGTTAAATTGAGGCATTGCTGCGTGCTTGTCGTGTGGATGTGATCCATGTTTTTTGTGTCCTTTCATATTTTCTCCTTAGCCTATTTGGCTGATTTAGATTTCTTTTTCATATCTTTGGGAGCCATACCGCAAGGCGCTGTTGTTTTCTTTGCGGCTTTCTCTTCTTTCATATTGAACTGTTTCTTCATTGCTTTGGGCTTCTTTTCCATAAT